GTGGTGCCCAGGGCGGTGAAGGCGGCCAGGAACGCCGGCAGCAGCACCGTGGTGAAGCCGGCGGTGATCGCGGTGCCCAGCGCGGCCATGCCCAGGGGGATCGAGGTGGTGGCCATGGCGATGAACCCCGGGACCACGGCGGTGGTGCCCAGGGCGGTGAAGGCGGCCAGGATCACCGGCACCAGGGTCGTGGTGAAGCCGGCGGTGATGGCGGCGCCCAGGGCGGCGATGCCGGCCGGAATGGCGGTCGTCGACCAGGTGGCGATGCCCGGGGTCACGGCGGTGGCGCCCAGCGCGGTAAAGGCGGCCAGGATGATCGGGGTCAGCGTCGTGGCGAACCCGGTCGTGAAAGCGGTGCCCAGCGTGGCCAGAGCCAGTGGGATGACCGTGGTGCCCCAGGCCGTGATCGCCGGCAGGATGGCCGTGGTGCCCAGCGCGGTGAAGGCGGTCAGGATCACCGTGGTTAGCCCGGGCATACCGGCCTGCACCGCGACGCCGACCAGCCCCATGCCGATGGTTGCCTGAGCGGCCATGGCTTGGAATGCCGGCAGGATCGCCGTGGTAGCCAGCGCGGTGAACGCGGTGGACAGAACCGCCTGAACACCGGGCACGCCGGCCTGGATGGCGATGCCGATCAGACCCATACCGGTGGTCGCCTGAGCGGCCATGGTCTGGAAGGCAGGCAGGATCGCCGTGGTCGACAAGGTGGATAGCCCGGTGTTCAGCGCGGCGGTAACGCCGGCAACCCCGGTGGTTACGGCGGCGGCGATGGCGGCCATGCCGGTAGCGACCGGTCCGCCGGCCAGCGCCTTGAACGCGGCGTCGACGGCGGGTCCGAGTCCGGTCAGCCCGGCGGACAGTGCGTCGGCGGTCGGCTTTACCGCTGTGCCGACCTGAGTGGGAACGGCTCCGGCGGCGGTGCCGGCCTGGTTCGCCAGCGGGCCGAGCTGCTGCTGCACGACCGGGCCCACACCGCTGAGCGCGGAGCCGGCGGCGGCCGGTGTCGGAGCCAGCCCCTGGCCGACGGCGCCCGGCACTGGCGAGCTGTACTGCTGAGCCAGGGCCTGCATCGGCGACAGCGCGCCGGTGACAGTCGGCAGCACCGGACTCAACGAGGAGCCGACGATGGCCGGGATACCACCCATGCTGGACTGCACGGCGCCGGCCGCTGCCGTGCCGGAGCTGGTGACCACGCCCGGTACCTGGTCCATCGACGCCTTGACCGAGACCGGCACCCCGGTCCAGATCTGCTCGATGTCGTCGGCGACCTTCTGGTGATCCGCCTCGGAGCCGAACAGCGTGGTCGGGTCGGAGTTCTTCAGGTCGTCGATCAGCTGGCTGATGCCGGCGATCCGGGTGACGAAGCCGGCCACGCTGGAGATCAGGGTGGCGAGGTCGTTCAGCATGGTGGGCAGCAAGCCGGCGATGGTCTGGATCGCGCCGACGAACTGCGGGGAGCTGACGGCGGCGGCCAGGTTCTGGAAGCCGGTGGCGATGCCGTCGATCACGCCTTGGGGAATGGACTTGGCGATGTTGCCCAGCCCCTGGGCGACGGAACCGACCGAGGTTCCGAGGCTGGCCCAGTCGAACCGGTTGAACAGGGCGTCGATGTTGTCGACCATCGACTTGATGCCGGGCGCGGCGTTGGCGAACAGCGTGATGCCGTTGTTGACCAAGTCCATGAAGCCCTGGGTCAGCGACTGCAGAGTGCCCTGCAGCCCCTGCAGCGCGGCGTCGAGGTCGCCGCTGGCCTTGACCTTGTCGACCATGGCCTGGAAGGAGGTGCCGAGGGTGTTGACCACGCCGACGATCAGGTCGAAGGCGGCCTTGGTGTTGGCCAGGGAGAGGAAGCCGGCGACCAGGGCGTCGATGCCGGGCTTCATGCCGACCAGGGCCGAGTTGACCAGCCCGATGACGCCGGAGAGGTCGCTCAGGCCGGTGCCCTTGGTGACCACGTTGGCGAGGCCGGCGGCGACGCTGGACAGCGCCGAGGCGGTGCCGGTCAGCCCGACGGTCAGCTGCGGGAAGATAGTGGCCAGCTGCTTGAAGACCGGGGTCAGCCCGGTGGTGAAGGCGCCCGACACGGCGGTCTTCAGCTTGTCGAACTCAGGCTTTATCGAGGTAGCGGCCTTCTTGATTCCGTCCATCCCGAGCATCACAGCGGCCACAGGTACCCCGATGAGGGCGACGGCGGCCGGGATGGCGGCGATGGCGGTCGAGATGCCGCCCCACGCGGCGGTGATGGCCGCACCGGCTTCGGTGAAGGCGACCCCGTAGACCAGCGCCTTGCTCAGCCCGGACGCAATGTCGGAGATGCTCGGCAGGATGCCCGAGAGGCTGGACTCCAGGTTGTTGGCCGCACTGTTGGCCACGCCGCTGACGCTGTCGAAGGCGTTGCCCAGGGTGCCGGCGATGTCGCCCGCGATGCCGCCGACGATCTGACCGACCTGGGAGCCGAACGAGGAGAAGGCGAGCTCGGCTCGGTTCTTGTCGATGTCGACGTTCAGGTGCACGGTCTTGTGCCCGAACACCGTGGCGGCATCGGCGGCGGCCTTGCTCAACGCGTTCTTCAGATTGGCCTGGTCGAGCTCCATCTTGATCTTGACGGCCTGCTTGGCGTTCAGGTCCGCGATGATCTTGGAGAACTCGTTACCGATGGTGCTCTGGTCGATCTCGGTCTTGACCTTTACCGTCGCCGACTTGGCGTTGATCTCGGCGACTTCCTTGTCGACCTCGGCCTTGGCTTGAGTGACGTCGGCGTCGACGTTGATCGTCGCGTCGCGCACGTCCTCGAAGTCGACCGGGACGGTGACCTTGGGCAGCTTCAGCGATTCGAGCGCCGCGATCAGGCCGGCGAGGTCGACGTCGAAGTCGACCTCTACCGTGACCTGCTCGTTCAGCTTCTCCAGGTCGGCCTTGAGCTTGGCCGCAAAGCCGGAGGTGTCGGGGAGTACCCGAACGGAGATGCGAGCTACTTCTTGTCCGCCGGGACTGCCCATAGCTCACACCTCCTTATCGACCTTCGTTGATCTGCTTCATCAGCGCTCGCCGCGCGTTCATGTCCGCAACCCGGACGACGCGGCCGGTCTTCTTCTTGACCATCGTCGGTTTGATCTTGGGCTTGGGCGGGACGACCGGCATCTTGCGGATGCGCTTGCCGGCGCGTTGGTGATTGCCCACGACCAGGGCGTTGACCGCGTGTGCGAGCAGGTAGGTCTCAGTCGTCCAAGACCGGTGCTCCTTGCCGCCCTTCATCGCGGCCCAGGTGGAGCTGTCAGCGGGGAGATGCTCAACCAGCCAGAACACGTACCGGGGGGTGAGGTCACCGCCGTCACGCCACAGATCCCGCAGGTCGACGCCGAAGTAGCGCCGCAGGTCCGCCAGGATCGCCGTTCCGTGTTCGTCGATCAGCTGGAGGAGCTGACGGCTTCCCCCGGTTGCATCCGAGCCTGGTAGGCGGCCCACGCCTGGCTGAACATGGTGTCGTTGTGGCGGCCCTCCCAGCTGGAGTACGCCTCCTTGTCGACCGCCACGAACATCAGGAAGTCGTCGATCTTGGCCAGCGCCCGGTACATGACGGCGGCCTGGCGACCACTGACCGGCTCGCCCTTCTTCGGCATGATCTCCGTCTTGCCCACTTCCTCGACCGCGTCGAACAGCTCGAATGCCGCTGCCTTGTCGAGGAAGCTCAGCTTGTACAGCGGGCGGAACTCCGGGCAGCCGGGAGGGAACTCCGGCGGCGCGGCGTCCTGGGCGATGACGTCGCTCAGCTGCGGCTTCGGGCCCTCGGCCTCACGAGCCGCCTGCGCGGCAAGCCCCGGTGCGACGGTGTAGCCGCCGTGCTCGGGCACGATGTTGCCGAGCGGGTCGATGTTGGTCACGGTGTCGCCCCGGCGGACCGGGTTACCGACCTCGGCCGGCAGCTGCATCGGCAGCGACGAGTTGTGACGCATGTCAGTGGGATGACTCATGGGTGCGGGGGCTCCTTCACAGATTGCGCGGGGGTAGTTGCGGGGGATGAGAAGGGGCTGAGAGGCTGCGTGTTGACCCCCGCGCGGGCACGCAGCCCCTCAGCTGATCAGGAACCCGGCGTGGTCGTGGTGACCGTGACAGTCGGGCTGGTGCCACCGGTGAGCAGCGCGGCGTCGGCCGTCATCTGCGGGGCGTTGTTGTTCGCCAGGTCGCTGGAGAAGGTGACCACCCACGGGGCACCGGGGCCGGGGCCGCCGGAGACCGCGACGTTCTCCGCGAACGGAGTGTCGAGGGCCCGCAGTGCGGTCTGGACCACCGAGGCGACAGCGTTCCACGCGATGGTGGTCGTCTGCTCGCCGTCCAGCGTCAGCTTGAAGCTGCCGCCGGTCGGGGTGCCGGTCGTGGTGACCGTCTGAACCTCGCCGGTGCGCAGACCCAGGTCGTCGCCGTAGAACTCCATCAGCGCTTCGCCGGTGACACCGAGGATCGTGGCGCGGACCGGGAAGGCCAGGAAGTTCTCGACGTCGACCTCGACATCGTCATCGCTGGCGACGGAGACCTTGGGCAGGTAGAGCTGCATCTCGTTGTCGCCATCCACGATGCGGATGAACATCGAGAGCTCGACCGGGGTCGGGATCAGGTTGACGCCGAAGACGCCATCGACCGTGGTGTCGCCGACGCCGAAGTACATGCTCAGCGTGTCGTTGGACAGCTGCAGCAGGTGGACGGTCAGGGCGAACACCACCGGGTCGCGGCGGTCCCGCAGTGCCGGGTTACGCCAGGTACCGAGGATGTTGCTGTCGCCACCGTCCTTGGTGATGGTCAGACCGTCGTCGATCGACGTGTGGCCGAGGTCGCGCCACGGCGAGCCGGGGGCTTCCTTGTCGGAGGGGACGGGGGTTCCGGCCGGCGCAACGAACACATAGCCGGTTCCGGGGATAATGACTGCGGCATCATCGAGAGCCATGGTCAATTCCTCTCATAGAGGCAGACACATCCCGGGCGCGGCCGGTAGGTCAACGGGCGTGCGGATTGGGTGGAGCTAAGAACGCGGGGTTCGGAGGTTCCGGATCATCAGGTCGTAGGTGGCGACCTGCCGGCTGATGTGCGGAAGATCCGGGTCGTCGAACTGACGGAATCCGGTGCTCTCACGCCACTTGTTGATCGCGCCGAAGGGCGTAACGATCTGGCTCTCCTGCGCGATGAATAGGACCCGAGCGACCTGGTTGCCCAGCTCGAATGTCGCCTGACGGGCATCCCATTCCGGGCGGTCATGCTCGTCGCTGGCCGGTTCAACATCCGACCAGACCTGGTAGTTCATCCAAAACTGGCTGGTAAACCGGGGGTTGTCGCTCGCCCCGCCAGTCCGTTGGATCTTGACCAGCGGGATGTAGTTGGAGAGCTCGTCGTTGAGGTTGGTCAGCACGTTGACCGGCCGCAGCCCCATTGCGGTGCGCAGGTCGGCCAGGGTGTTGCGCAAGATCCAGAGCTGCACGGCCAGGCCGTCGACGAATGGCGTGGCCCGGCCCGTTTCGGAGCGGGTCATCAGAGGCTGCCGGTCAGCGCGTGGATGCCCTCGACGAAGCGACCATTCGGTGCGATGTGGCCGAACTCGATGGCTGCCGCCGCCGGTCCACCCTCATGATGCTTGTCGTCGAGGTTGACGAAGTAGTCGACCTTGCCGTGGGTCATGCTGATCGACGCGTCACCAGAGTGGTGGTGGGCTCCGAGCTTGATCCGAGCACTGGCCTGCAGCTTGATCGCCTCGCGTCGGAGCACAAAGTCGACGGTGTCGGTGTGCGCGGCCTTGGCGTTGCACTTGCGTGCGGACATGCCCGGACCCCAGGCGAACTTGACCCTGGCCATCAGAGAATCTCCTGCAATGTGCAAGACAGGTGGTTGGTGGCGGCCGAGAAGTTGCGAGGCAACGGACCGCCCAGCACCGCGAACTTGCGGAGGCGCTGCAGGTCCGGGTCGAACCACTCGACGCGCGACCACCAACCGACGGGGGCGTTGGCCGGCGCGCAGATCAACTTGCAGGCCACCGACTCGTCCTGGCCGGCGTCGACCTTCCGAGCGGCGAAGGCGCCCCGGGTGGAGGCCAGCGGCTGCATCCAGCAGCCACTGACCTTGACCCCAGTGGTGCCCGGCCGCTTGACCGGGTTGCCCTGGTAGTCGGTGCCCTGTTCTTGCAGGTAGATCGTCACGGTGTGCGGGCCTCTGCTGGTCAGAGCCATGGCCGTTCACCGCCCTCAGTCGTAGTACGGAAAGACGCCGAGGTCGCCGACCGGAAACAGGTCGGCTCCGAAGCTGTCTTCCATGAACACCTGATCGCAATAGATATCGCCGCGAGTGGTCGGCTGGGTCCAGAGCCCCGTCTTGCCGACCTGCTTGTTCAGGACCTTGATCTCCCACGGCGTCAGATACAGGCCGCCGTCGGCGCCCACCCCGTTGCGCTGATACGAGTAGTCACCAGCTGTCTCCGAGGACAGACCGTCCGGGTTGCGCAGCTTCCGCTCCGCGACCCGGAGAACAATGATCTTGATGATCCGTGGCGCTGTGACGACGGTCGGATTGACCGGGTCGACCCAGGTATTGCCAGATTCTTCCCGGACGATCTCCGACGCTTCGTCCAGCGCGGACTCTGCCTCGGCCAGGTCTTCGTCGCTGACGAAGGTCCGCTTCATGCGAACTTCAAGATCAGAGACGAGAGCCAGCGGAGGCAGAGCCACGCCACTAGTCACAAGGCACCTCCACCGTCTGGTAGAGGAAATACGTCAGCGTTGCGGTACCGGAGGTAGAGATCCCATATAGATCCGCAGGCCCGTAACTCGTCAGCACGATCCCAGTACCGAGACTGGTTATGTCGAATCCAGTGGCGGCGGTGACGTTCTCATCGCCCACCACAACCGACGCGCCCGTGACCCGGAAAACGACTCGCATACCCTCCGGGGCCACGAAACCTTCGAGAATCTTGACCGGCGCCGTGGTGTCAATCATAACTTTGCCGGTCTTGAACTTGTATGGCATCTAGTTTCACCTCCCCGAGCAAGTAGAAGCTGTCAGCCGCCCAGATCGAACGGCCGACAGCTACGACTCAGGCCAGCGTGAGCTTGTACCCGCGAACGAACGTCGGCGCGCCGCTCGTGGTGGTGGACGGCGTGACCAGCGGAGAGGTGCCGGTCAGGGAGCTGTTCACCGTCATGAGCGGAATGTCGCCGGAGTCGGTGAAGGTCACCACGACCGCCGTGGTGTTGATCGGGCCACCGGTCGCCGTGGCGAAAACACCCGGAAGGGCGCTCAGCGCGGCGGCGATCTGAGCGGCGGTGGCGCTGCTGGCCAGCGCCGCCGTGGTGTAGCCCCTCGCGGTCAGGGTGAAGGTGCCACCGCTGATCGTGCCGGACGGGGTCAGCGTCTGGACCTCGGACACCAGGCCGTCGACAACAGAGTTCGTGCCCGCGTAGATGTCGACCATGCCCCGGTCCTGCACGTTCCGGAAGTCGTAGTCCCTGATGTACCGCATCGCCAGCCCCTGGTACGCCTGGCTGGTACCGAACGGCACTCCGCTCGGGACAGCCGGCGCCTGCAGCGACAGCACGAACGCGGTGCGGTGGAACGCGAAGCCGATGTTGCTGGGCAGCGCGTTGCTGACGACCACCTGGTTGAAGCCGGCGATGCGGCCCAGGGTGGCGTCGCGCAGCGCGGAACCCGGACCCGAGTCGCCCGACGCATCGAAGCGGTTCAGGTGACTGTCGTTGAGGAACGCTTCCTCCATGCCGGGGCCGACCACAACAATGCGGTCGTTCTGCGGCAGGTTGGCCACGTTCATCAGCTTCCGAACCGACACCAGGCCACGGAAGACATCCCAGTTGGCGGTATCCACCGTGGTGCCGTCGGCCAACTTCGAGTGGGGGATCTGAACGGTGTTGGCCGCCGTCCACGGGGCGTTCACCATCTCGTCCGCGACCTTGTTCTCCAGGCCCTCGGCGACGGCGCGCACCTGAGGGGCAAGGATCTGCGCGGCGAAGTCACTGATGTCGAGCGTGAGCTCCTCATCAGTGGTGGGGATCGCCGAGTAGATAGCCTCGTCCAGCGTCACGTCGACGCTGTGCTCGGTCAGCTCATCCATCTGGATGATGCCGTTGCCCTCCGACGCCAGACCACGGGCGCCTCGCAGCGTCCGAGACCGGGCGGTAGTTCGGGCGGGCACGCGGATGGTGATGGTGTCGCCGGCCGCACCGACGAACGAGCCGCCAGCGTTGTGCCACACCAGTCCGGGCAGGACGATCTCGCGCTGGAGAAGGCCGAGCGCGGTAGCCGCGATCTTGTCGGCCTTCAGGTAGCTGTTAGCCACGACTGAACCTCCTAGGGTTCTCGGGGAATAAGAACCGCGAGCCGGCCGTGGCTACAGCCGTTGCGGTGATCTCAGCGGGCCCGGGGAATGTTTGCGACGATCTTCGCCGGGTCCATCTCATCCGGTTCTGAATCCGGATCCGCGCCGCCGCCCTTCAGCCGTTCCTTCGGCTTGCCGGCAGTGGGCGGGGTCTTCGAGCTCGGGGTCGGGGCGAAATCGGCCCACAACTCCTTGGCGTCGGCTTCGAGGTCGTCGTCGGAGTCTCCCCGCAGGCGCTTGGCTACTTTCCGCAGCTGAGCGAGCGTGGCGTGTTCCGGGGCGTGCTCGATGGCGACGTTCATGTACTTGAGCTGCGAGGACGCCGTTTCGGCCGAGTCCTTGTAGCTGTCGCGTTCCTTCTCCAGGCGCTGCGAGTCCGTGAGTGCCTTGTCCTCGAAGTCCTGGATCTTCTTCTGCGCGGCGCGCAGGTTGGTCTCGTTCTGACGGGAGAGCTTCTTCCACTTGTCGGCGTCGGCCTTGTGATCAGGTGCGCCCGTTCCGGACCCGCCGTCACCGTTGCCGTCGTCGGCAGTGCCGTTGCCGTCGCCGTTCGAACCAGCGGCGGTACCGGGCTTGCCCGTACCTTCAGCCCCGTCACCGGCGCCGTCGTTCTCGTTTCCGTCGTTCTCGTTCTGACCTTCGACAGCCATTTCGGCCTCCTTCGTGCGGGGGTCCCCGTTGCGGGGCTCCCACGACTGTGTGTCGCGGGACATCTTGTGGAAGTTGTCCAGTGAGTGGACACTTCTCGCCATGACAGAAGGACGAGGCATCTGGGTCGGCGTGCTGGCCGTGGCCATCACGGTCGCCGTGACCATGAACCACCACGATCAACCCATGGCAGAGGTTCGACCGATAGCCCGGCCGCCGACCACCAGCGCGCCGGCTACGCCGGTTCCTGCCCCCGTGGCGGACACCAGCGCTGCCACCGAACCGGCCGGCCGTGGGCATGTCTGGGTCCCGGTGCCGATACCCGTGGGGCACGACAACCACCGGGGCTGGGTGCACCGCAAGGTCTGCCGGCACACGATCTTCTGCTAGGCGAGCTGTCCCTGGGCGCTGATCAGCTGCTGGCGCTTGGCCTCGCGCTGCAGGTCGGTGTAGAGCCGGCGCCAGGCGTTGATGGCGTCCTGGCCGGAGAAGCGGCCTTCGATGTTCTCGCGCCACAGGCGCCGGTAGTAGGCGGCATCGCCGGGCCAGGCGGCCTTGTTGTTGGCCACCGGCTCGGCGGTGCAGGCGCAGGAGGGGTGGGCTTGGAAGCCGGCACTCTCGGCGGTCAGGTACACCGGGCCCCGGCCGGCGAGCATCGCGCAGAACGCGCAGGGGTCGCCGTCGGTCACCCGGATGTAGCGGTTGATCACCGGGTCGGTCTTGATCAGCTCCAGGATCGTCTCCCGGCCGCCGTCGAGCACCTGCTTGGTGGCGGATCCGGAGACCACCTGCAGCCCCTTGGCCATGGCGCGTTCTTCGGTCTCGCCGCGCCCGGACTGCTGCTTGAGGTAGTTCGGGCCGGCGCCGCGCAGCGCCTTCAGGGCCGAGTCGTCGAACTTCGACCAGTCGATCTTGGGCTTGACCCAGTCCTTCTGATCTTGGTTCTGTGGCAGCCGGACCCGGGTGCGTTGGCGCCGGGTGGCCAGGTCGATCACCGGAGAAGGATCAGGGTCGCGGTGCCCGCGCAGCTCGGGAGGTGAGACGAACTCGACCGGTGGCGGCGTATCAGCTGATCCTGGTAGTTCTACCTTACGGTACCTGTCGTAATACGATTCCGCGATGTCAGCCGATTCCTGGCGCCATTTCGACACCAGTGGCATGACCGCCGACAACCACGCCGCACTGACGTCGTCGATGCGCGCGTAGTTCATCAGCTGCCACAGGGGGATGAACTCGCGCAGGAACTGAGCCTGAATCTGAACCTGCGCGAGTCGCTGCGATTCGGTGAGCTGGCGTCCCTGGTCGGTGCCGGCCATCAGCCCGCCGGCTTCGCGGTCACCTGCTGCTTGGCCTTCGGCGCGGTGCCGTTGGCCGAGCTCGACTGGTCGCCGGGCACGCCCTTGGCCGCCGGGGGCAGCGTCGACTTGGCCTGGCGGTCCAGGTTGGCCTGCATCTGCTCCAGCGGGCTCTGCAGGTTGCGCATCCGCACCCACTCGGCCACGTCGGACTTCTCCACGCCGGGGATCCGGCCCCAGAGCGCCTCGTCCGGCACGTGCAGCATGATCGCGGCCTTGCCCAACGCGTCGACCGCCTGCGCGATGGAACGGATCGAGGTGTCCTGCCAGGTGACGCGGCCGGTGATGTCCTTGGCGTGCTTGTCGTCGCCGTCGAGGAAGCTGGCCAGACGCAGCGTCTGGGCGTGGCTGCCGCCGATGTTGTGCTTGTAGCCGTCGGTCTTCTGCGTCTGCCCCGCGCGCGCGGCGGCCAGCGCTTCCGCGCTCAGGTTCACCATCTGGCCGGTGAGCTCATGCGTCGGTGTGTGAGTGACGGCGGCCAGGGCCTGGATGTCGTTCTCGTGGGCCTCGATGAAGCCGGTCAGCCCGGTCTCGGGCAGCGAGCCGAACTTGGTGTCGGGATCAGCCGCGATGAGGAACATCGACTGCTCCAGCTTCATCTTGTCCCGCGCGGCCGACTCCTCGGAGTCCGGCTCCTGCATGCCGGCGATGTAGCGGATCTTCCAGCTGTTGAAGTGCTGGGTCAGCATGCGGTCGTAGGCGGTCTTGTTGATCCGGGCGGCCAGCGCGATGTTGGGCTCGACCTCACCCGGGGTCCGGCCGTCGAGGTCCAGGTCCGGGTAGTAGCGGATCACCGGGCAGACGTTCGCTTCGTGGTGCTCGGTCTTGTCGAGGGTGAAGTTCGGCGTGCCGTCGTCGCTGATCCTGGTCTTGATCGTGACGGTGCGAACGGTGTCCTCGTCGTAGATCCGGTAGCGCTCCTGACCCTTGCCCGAGTCGATGCACTCGATGGCGTACTCGGGCCAGTCGTCGAAGGCCGGGTCGTCGTAGAAGGCCAGCATCTTGCGCGGGGAGACGCCCCTGATCACCGGCATCTTCTCCCCGGTGAAGTCCTCGCCCGGCAGCACGGTGGCGTAGCTGTAGCCGTAGGCGATGGCGGCGCGGTGGATCGCCGACTGCCGCTTGTCCATCTGGTTGGCCAGCCAGATCCGCCACGGGCCCTCCGGCGCGACCGGCTTGTCCTTCACCGGCGGGATCGGGTCGTCGGGCTTGCGGTTGAGCTGCGCGTTGATCTCGGCCGGGTCGCCGACCGGGTCGAGCATGCTGCGGTAGCCGTCGACGAACAGGCACTGCGCGGTGGAGGCGACGACCAGCCCGAGCCACGACGTCTTGGACAGCCGGGCGAGCTCGCGGTGTTCCTTGGTCGCCAGCCGGGGCAGTCGAACATCCTCGTGCGTCCAGCGGTACCAGCGGTCGATCCGGTTGAGCCGCTGCTGCTCGTTCTTCAGCCCGGGGATCAACTTGTCCATGACCAGGCTGGCGAAACTCGGGTCGGGCTGCGTCACTTCGAGTCCTTATGTCGTTGGAGCGCGGCGCGGCGCAGCTGGCGTCCCGGGCTGTCACGGCGGTCCCGAGCGCGTTTACGCCGATTTCGGAACCACCGCAACAAACCCAGCATCTCAGGTCACAGACCCTTGGCGGTCAGCCACGCACGCATGTCAGCGGCCAGGAGCGCGTCCACGTCGCCGGGCAGCGGCGGGTCCACAGGCGGCACCACGACGGGCGGCACGACCACCGGAGGCACGTCGGGAGAGTCCCAACCCGGGTCGCCGGTCTCGCCGGTCAGCGCGGCGAACTGCGCCTTGGCCGAGTCGCCGTCGATGCCGTTGGGGACGGTGCCGTCGGCGCGCTGCCAATCCTTCTCGCCGTGGACCCAGTACTCCTCGATGAACTTTTCGGCGAACGGGATCGTCATCCGCTGCTTGGCGGCCCAGGTCGCGCAGTCGATGTAGGCGCCGGCGCCAGTGCCGCCGAAGCCCACCAGACGCACGTCGTGGCCGCCTTCCTCGCGGTAGCGCTTGCGAGAGGTGTAGTCCCACACCTTGCCGCTGTTGAAGTCGTCCATGGCGAAGTCGGGGAACACCATGCCGATCGAGACGCCGCCGAAGGCGTCCAAGCAGACCTTGATCAAATCCCAGTCCACCGTGCCGCGCGAGTCGATGGCGTCGAGCTGAGCGAACGCCTCGGTCTTGTAGGCCACGCCGCCGACCAGGAAGCCGGTCTTGCGCGCGTAGCTGAACGCGTCCTGCAGCGTCGCGCCGTTGTCGTTCTTGCCGGTGCGCGGGTCGTAACCGGAGACGGCCGAGTAGCCCTTCAGCGTCTCGGCGTCGGGCACCACGATCGTCTTGGCCTGACCGAAGAACTGCAGCTCCGTGACCGAGTGAACCTGATCGGCCATGGTGCAGCAGCCGAGGTTGTCGTTCAGGGCCATGGTCTTCATAGCGTCGGTCCACCAGTCCGACTGGGCCGGCACGACCAGCGACTCGGTCTTGAGCCGGCGCAGCACGACGTTGGGCTTGGAGTGGTCGTACGCCTTGCGGCCGAGCTTGTGGCCGTCGATCGTGGGGAGCGACATCAGCGTTTCCTCCATAGGTCTGCCAAGTGTTCACCGATCAGAGTGGCAGCGACGGCGAACGGAACGGTGATCACTGTGCTGAGAAGGAACTCAGTCAGATCTTGCATCCGCCGCGCCCGGTGAGCTCGCCGACGGTTACCGGGTGGTTCGGTCCGGGGTTCTGGATGATCTGGTGGGTGCCGGTGTAGGAATTCATGCAGGCGTCAGAGTCCGACCGGCTGAAGCCCTGGCCGCCGACCCAGATGTCGAGATGGTTCTGCCCGTCGCTGGCGCCGGAGTCTTCGACGATCACGTACCGCTTGATCGACGGGATGTAGAAGCGGGTGCCGGGCGGGAATGAACTCGACGCGACGGCCGTGGTGATCGGATCGGCGTAGGTTCCGGTGCCGCCGGCCTTCTGGTGCAGGATCGCGCAGCAGATTTCGGCCGATCCGGGCGGCGTGTTGTCCTGGTAGCTGTAGCCGGTGAGCTCGGCGGTGATCGAACGTTCCGAGCCGGTGACAATTACGCCAGCGCCGCCCACATCGACAGTGCCATCGTCAGAGTCACCAGAAATGTCACCAGAATCGTCATCTCGATCTTCGTCATCGTCACTTCCGTACCAGGAATCGCTGTAATTGGCCCGGTGGTCTCGGTCATGGTGGTGGTGGTGGTCGCTGGCGAAGGCGGCCGGGGCAAGGCAGCTGAGCAGCAGACCGGCAGCGGCACCAACGAACAGCAGCTTGCGAACGAACACGAGCTCACCAGACCTTCCCAGAGCGCGGTTTCTTGGTGTCGGTGGAGCGGTTGAGGTACATCCGGCGGACCATGCGCGCGCCGACGGCGCAGACCGCGAGGTCGATCTTCCGCAGCGATTCGCGGTGCTCCTTGCCCAGCGAGATGCCGAATTCGTTCGGCCGGCGCTTGGCGTTGAGCACGTGCTGGCGCAGGGACTTGCTGCCGTCGTGGGTGAAGCGTTTGTCCTGCACCTCGGTGACGAAACGCTGGGCCGCGTCGGTGAACAGCGAATTCCGCTCGCGCGAACGCATGTCCCAAGCGATGGAGTGCGTCCGGTCGCCCGATTTGATCGACCAGTGAGCGAGCCGGGGGCCGAAATCACGGTGCCAGGAGTCCATCAGCGGCTCCCAGAACCGCTCGCCCT